TAAAATAATCTCTATATTATTATTTATTAATTTAATATTAGATTCATATTTAGATTCTTTAGTATCATCAATACCTATATACCTAACGGAATCCTTTCCATCATATAAAATACCAGGAGATAAAGTAAAATTAACAATACCTTTTTCTGTATTATATGGAATTCTTACTTTTTCTAAAACATAATAATCAATTTTACCAGATTTTTTAAATTTATCACCAAATCTAGTAAGTCTTTTTCTTTCATAATTATCCATTGTTCTATTTAATATCTCTTTAGCTTTTATCACACCAGACGATTTAGGTCCTTTATTATCAGATGATTTTGAATCCTTACTAAATTCATTAAAAATAGATGCGAATACACTAGGTGATACTTTACCTTTAAAATTTAACATAGCTTTTTTAAATTCTGTATCTTTCTCAATATATTGTTTCATCTTTTCAATATCTAAAGAAGGCTCTTCTTCATTTTCCTTTCTTTCTGTATCTATAGGTGTATATTCTTTAATGTTTTTAATCTTATCATTCCTTTTAATAATTTCACCATTTTTTGATTCGTAAGTTATCACTGAAATAGTAATAAGGTTATTATTATCAATTTCAATTGTATTTATATCAGTTAAAATATCTATAGATTTAATATTTACATTATCTAATATACCTTCGGTGTTTTCTGATAAACCAAAACGTACTAAATCGCTAGATTTATTAATAAAATCTAAAATAATAACTTCAGAATTATCATTTAATTCTAATTTAAGTGACTCACCTTCTTCTAAAGTTGTTAATAAGTCCAAAAAATCAAGTTTACGCCTATCAACATTTTCAGAATTAGAATCGTAATTAGTACCATCTATTATCTTACCATTTCTAGATATTGATATATCATCAATATTTCTTAGTGTCATTTTTTGCCATGTATCACCTTTAGGTGGTTCTTCATTTTTTTGTTTATCATCTTTCGCTACTTGAATAATTAATTTATCACCCTCGAATGATAATCGATTTAAAAATACTCTTTTCTTATAATACTGACTGGTTTTATCTATATTATCCATATAGATTTGACCATTAAAGTTTTTAACTATTATAAAATTAAGCTTTTTACCACCTGTAGTAATTGTGATTATATCACTATCTTTTATGGTTTTGTCTACCATATCAAAAAATGTTGATTCTAATAAAAATAATTTTAAATTTCTATACTGTTCTTCAGTAATTATTAATTTTTTATTCATATAAGTTTTGTTTGTAATAAATATCTAATAAAACAAAAATACCTAGATGAATATCTAGGTATTTTATTATGTTGTAGGTATTTCACCAGATTTCATTTTATTTTTTAACGCCTCACCAGATACTCTAGTTGACCGTTGACCTTTAGAACCTTTAGGGTTATTCTTACCTTCTTCTCTAATTTTCTCTAATTCTTCTTGTTTCTCACTTGCTTCTTTTGTTAACATACCTAAAAAGTATCTTCTTTCATATGTAGGCATACTTAATATATCATTATAAGACATACCTTTTAACTTCTGGGTACAAATGTAAATTTCTTCCAGTAATGGTAACTTATACTCTGAAGTTAGGCCAAAAAAAGCTGACGTTAAGCGGAAGAAAGGTGGCAATAGACCCACCTCCAGGAGTCGTAACCTCAATATTTAAATCAATACCACTTTCTATTTTTTCAATATAATCATTCAAAGCCTTTGCATCACCAATCCTCATTGAGTTTGCGAATTCTCTAATATATGTTTTATCTCTCCTACCATTAACCTCAACAAGTTGTTTTTCCATTTTATATGTTGCTGTATTATTAACTGGGACACCATTAGTTTTATCCTTATTTATCATTTCTTCTAAAATCTCGATATCATTTATAGTTAACACTCTAAATTTAATATCTAATTTAGTAATAGGTAATTTATAATCAAAATAACCATCTTCATCTGGTTCAGCACCTAAGTCAATGTTTTTTAATTCATTTAAATTAATTTCAGTGTCAAATGGTTGATTAGCCTCATCTAATAAAGTAACAGGATACATTTCACCATAAGCAGTAGCTCTTAACCAAATCATAATAGCATTTCTATCTCCAACTGTTAAATCTCTATATCTTAAATCTGGTTCTAGTATTTTTCTATTAATAATAATTTCTAAAAATTCACCACTTTCTAATAAATTAGGACTAGTAAGAATATTCTCATCAGCAGTTGTCATATAAGCTAATTTAATATTAGCTTTTTTGTTTTTATATAACTTTCCTTTAGAAGGTAACGGAATAACATCAAATGGTGCGTTATAATTAGGTTGACTTAACTCTAAAATATAAGGGTTTATATTTGAAGGGTTTTGACCATAATCAGTAGCATTATTTACTGGAGGTTGAGACGGTGGTGTATAATTATTATTATTATTATAATTATTTGGTACACCTTGAGTGTTTTCATTCATATTATAGGTTGATTTTGGTGTATATAACCCATTTTGTGTTTCTGGGTTTTGGTTATTTCTAGCAGAAGCTTGATTTGCTTGCTGTTGATATCTTTCAATATTCTCGTTATTAATTCTAATTTGTTCATCACGAAGTTTCATTTGTTCTTCATTTGTTTTTTGTGTCGAATTTTGAGTAACTACTCTAGATGTTTGTTTTTCAGCTAATCTAGTATCTTGAACAACACCAACCTTTTCTATTTGACTTAATTGTTGTTGTGTCCTATTACGCATCATTTCAACAGCACTTGCATGACCATTAACATTATAGTTTTCTGGTGCTTCATTTTGAGATGGTGGTGGTGTTTTAGATTGTTCGTAAATATAATTAGTGACTTGTTTCTTCTCAGCTTCAAATTGTTCTTTTCTTTGCTCTTCAGTTAAACTAACTGGTGAATTTGTTTCTTTTTTAGGGAAAACTTGTGGTTTTTTATCCATACTAAAACTTATTTTTATTTGTTATAACTTTAAAAATAAATATAGATAAATATTTTTTTTTGTAAATGATATTAATATTAAAATAAAAACCATCTAGAAATAGATGGTTTTTATTTTAATATGGTCCGTAACAATAAGCTTTATCCATAAGAACCTTATTGTAGTCCTCCTTGACTTTTAACGTGATTAATCATGTCAGAAGTATTATTCATTCCTTGATTATTTCTAATATTATTAACTTTTTCAAATTCAAAATCGTTTGCATAAAATCTTCGTGAACCAAATTCTACAACATATTCTCCACTAGTTTCTCTACCAATGTATTCACCTTTAGCACCTGTCATAACTCTTAAAAGTCTATCGATTTCTTTTGGCGGTGCAACCCATACAATCTCATCACCCCTGTTAAATTCAACATCTTCTTTAATAATACCTTTAGTTTGTAAGTATCTCTGTTCAGTTAATAAATTAACTTTTTTAAGATTATTAAGTTTATCTGTTTTTCTCATATTCTTTTAATTATAAATACCTGTTAAAAACAAAAAATACCATATCGTTTTATTATGATATGGTATTTTTGTAAGTGTCTGATTATCAGATAAACATCAAAATAATAAAATTGCTCTATCAAAACGCAATGTAGCTGTAATCTCAGCAATTCCATCATCATCCATCGATAAATCACCGAATCCAACGTTTGTTAACATTGTTCCGTCTAACAACCATTTCTCGATAACAACACCAGTTGGGTCTAGTAATTCTAACTCTACAGGTCTTTTATAACCAGCAGCATAACCTTGACGACCTGTAATAGATTCTGAGTGTAAACGTACCCATTCCATAATTGCTTGTGCAGCAGACGGACCAATTGGGTCACGAAATGTTACATCAATTGATTCCCAAGTAAATCTACCAATTACCCATGTAGATGTGTTTAAAAATGGTATTTCAACTTCATTCTGTGTGATTGAAGGTCTTGATGCAGATGATAACCACCATTGTTGGATTCCTAAATCTGCTGGGAAGGTGATTAACCAACGATTCTTCTTTTTCGGCTCATAAGGGAGCGGCATTTTCATTAAAAGGTCTGCCATGTGAATTTTTTATTAATTTTTTGTTATTTATTTTTTTTTTTAAGATAATTATATGTACCTTTGTTAATAAATATGTAGAAATGGAAAATAATTTAAATTATAAAGATTTTTTTTTAGTTAATAATAAATCTGGTTGGAAAACTTCAGAAAGTAAATTAATAAAAAATGAAATTAATTTATATAATAAAATAATTAGTTATTGTGAAAAACATAATTTAACTGATATTACATTCAAAGAAAAAATTTGGTTTTTTATTAATTCGGTAAACTCCAAACCAAAATGTTTAGAGTGTGAAAAATTATTAAAATTTGGTAAATCTTTAAATGTTGGTTATGGTAAATATTGTTCTTTAGTTTGCACTAATAAAAATTCAGAACATAAAGATAAAATAAAAATAACTAATAATATTATATATGGTGGTAATACACCATTTTCATCTAAAGACGTTATAAATAAAACAAAAAAAACAAATATTGAAAGATACGGTGTTGATAATGTAATGAAGTTAGATAGAGTTAAAGAAATTTTTAAACAAGGTTCTTTAAATAAATATGGAACAGAATTTCCAGCACAATCTAAAAATACTAAAATTAGAATTGAAAATAAATTAAAGTATGAAGAAATAGAAATAATTAATAATTGTA